GCCACCACCGCGCCCTACACCGTGCCCAGCACCGTGGGGCAGCAGCACGGCGTGTACTACCTGGACACCACCCTAGCCTCGGGCTGCCAGGGCACCATTACATACGCCTGCAGCCACTGGACCAACGAGACGGACTGCGAGCTGCGCGACTCGCACGGCGGCTGCACGTGGAACGCGGGCAGCTCCTGCTCGGCCTACAACGGCGACCAAGGCAGCTGCGAGGGGCAGGGCGGCTGCACGTGGGAGCAGGTGTCGTGCAGCGGCGCGCCCGACCAGAGCGCGTGCGAGGCGCAGGACGACGCCTACGGCGGCAACTGCTCGTGGAATAACAGCCCCGGCGACTGCAGCGGCTTCGACGAATCGACCTGCAACAGCACCAGCGGCTGCACCGTGAACACGGCCGACTGCTCCACCGCGTTTTTCGACGAATCGAGCTGCAACGCGCAGAGCGGCTGCACCTGGGACGGTATGACCTGCAACGGTATGTACTTCACTGGCTGCAGCGGCAGCTACGACCAGTACAGCTGCGACGGCGACTACTACACGGGCGGCTGCACGGGCACCTACGGCAGCGGCTGCTTCGGCACCAGCGCCTGCACGGGCATCTCGGCGGACGCGGACTGCACCGGCGAGGCGGGCTGCAGCATCGGCAGCGACCAGATCGTGCAGCTGCCCAGCGTGGCGAGCGTGCTGTCGCTGAGCGGCTTTATGGGGCCGGACATCAGCTTTATGAAGTACAAGGGCAGCGGCGGCGCTATTCTCACCGCAGCGGGCAGCGACAAAATCGGTATGGCCAGCGCCACCACCAAGACCCTGGCCAGCGCGGGCGACTGGGCCACGCTGCGCGCGATGCGGGAAACCGCCAGCTGCTCGGCTATCAGCGAGGGCAGCTGCGCGGGCACCAGCGGCTGCAGCCCGGTGTACGACACCTGCAGCTGGGACTCCGGTATGAGCGAGTGCAACGGCGTGGCCGGATGCAGCGCGTACAACGGCGACCAGGGCGGCTGCGAGAGCGCCCAAATCTACAATTCCTGCGTCGGCACCTACGTCGTGGCGCACCGCTGGGCAGACTTCAGCTAGCGCGCTACAATTGTCGTATGAAAACACTAAACGAGGAAAACTTTGAGGCCGAGGTGCTGAAGGCAGAGCTGCCGCAGGTGGTTATGTTCCACCGGGAGCAGGGCTGCCAGAACTGCGCGCGTATGCGCCCGGCGTTCGAGGCGTTCGCGGCGCAGGCGGGCGAGGGCGTGCAGTGCGGCCTGTACGCCTGCGGGCAGAAGCCAGACGGCGTGACCACAAAGTACCCCTTCAAGCTGTTCCCCGCGTTCTACTACTTCCTCAACGGCCAGGTGGTGGGGCTGCTGGAGGGCGTATTCGCGCCGGACATTCTGGCGCTGCCGCTGGCCTCGGAAGACCAAATTAAGGCGGCTGGCTTCGACAACGCGGAGCTGGCCGGGGCGTTCGAGCGCGCGCGCGAGGCCCGCTTCCTGTTCGAGGCCTGCAAGCGGACGCTTGCCCTGCGCGCCAACGCCGCGAACGCGCAGGCCCAGGCAGCGCCCGCTGCCCCGGCCGCTACCCCGAAGGGCGCTAAGGGCAAGCAGGTATGATCCCCGAAATCGCCGCCGGGCTTGGCCTGTTCGCCGCCGTGCGCCTGCTGCGCGAGAAGCACGACGACTGCTGCCGCTGGGGCCACGGCGCGGGCGTGAATAAGCTGGCCGTGCTGGGCGTGGGCTACTACCTGCTGCTGCTGGCGCTGGCGGCCACCGCGTCCCCGTTCGCGCCGCTGCTGGCGCTGCTGGGCTTCTTAGTCTCCTGTGCCCTGGTGCTCACTATGCTGTTCACCAGCAAGTGGTGCCCCTGGTGCTTCACGTCGGCGGTCGCCAGCACCGTGGCCGCGTTCGCCCTTATTTTCTAACCGCACCGCTATGCGCGTGAACATCGAGATTACCGACCAGCTAATTGCCGACCTGGCCGCGTTCAAGGGCGCGCAGACCCTGACGCCGGGGCAGGTAGCGGAGCTGGTGCGCGCCACGCTTGCCGAGAAGGCCGCGCAGTTCGTCGAGCTTGCCACGGACGCGCGCCTGGCCTCCGAGCGCGTGGCCGCGCTGGACGCCGCCGAGGAGCGGAAGCGCCAGATTGCCGAGGGCATCAGCGTTTCCCCCGCCGACGAGTAGCGTCGCGGACGGTTCGGCCGCTACAATAAAGCGGCAATGCTCGTACACCCGAAACAGGCTAAGTTTGGCGACATCATTCTGTTTCGCCCCCACAGCTTCCTGGGGTTCCTCATTACCGCCCTGGACGGCAGCGAGTACAGCCACGGGGCCGTCTACCTGGAGGAGCGCTACGGCCGCCACCTTTTCATTGAAGCCCTCACCGACGGCGGCGTGAAGCTGTCCATTTTGGACGAGTTCGCCGGGGGCGACGGCACGGGCAACTTCGATATTTACCGCCCGGAGTGGCTGGGCCTCCCCAGCGTGACCACCAACCAGGCTATGGCCCTGGCCGACCGCCGCAGCTACGACTTCGGGCGCATTCGCCGCATTCTGGGCTTCTACCTGCTGGGAATCCGTATGCCCAAGGTGCGCGGCAGCCGCCTTATCTGCACGGAGCTGGTCAATTGGGTGTGGGGAAACCGTCTAGTAGAGGGCGAGCTGGTGACGCCGCGCACCGTTTATGAAGCGCTCACGAAAGCCCGAAATGTCGGATAAGCCGCTCTCGCAGCAGCTGGGCGAGCTAACTGGCGAGATGCGCGGCCTACGGGAAGTGATCCACACCCGTATGGACGCAACGGACAAAGACGTGGCCAAGTTCGCGCGCATAGTTTCCGACCACAGCGGCGAGGTGCGCAGCTTCGCCCAGAACCTGCGGCTGCTGGAGGAGAAGCACGAGCGGTCGGAAAAGGACACGGTGGAGTACCGCAAGGAGCTGAACGGCAACCTGGCGGCGCACGTGACGCAGGTGGAGCAGTACAAGGACGCGGTGGTGGAGAAATTCGCGGAGCTGGACGGCGCGCTGCGCGACCAGGACACCAAGGCCACGCGGATAGAGGCGAAGGCCACGGGCACCGAGAAGGAGGTCAAGCAGCTGAAGGTGCTGGCGAAGTGGTCGCTGGCCGCCAGCGCCGCCAGCGCGATGTTCGCCGCGAAGGGCATCGACGAGGGTGTGCTGGAGGCCGTGGGGCAGATAGCGGCGATGCTGGGCAAGCTGTTCAACGTGCTAGCCTAGCGCTATGCAAAGCGGCCCGGACGCCTCCCGCATCGCCACCAGCTTCGACGAATCGCAGCGCCTGCGCGCCGCTGGCTACCCGCAGGGCACCGCCTTTTTCCGCTGGTACTGGCGCGCTAACTGGCAGCCGCAGCTGGTGGGCAAGCACGAGAAGTGGCAGTGGGCCACGGTGCTGGGCAAGCCAGACCGCCTGTTCGACGGCTACCCGCTGGACTGGCCGGACGGCCCGTTCGAGTGGTGCGACGCGCCCGGCGTCGAGGAGATTCTGCGCTGGAAGCCGAGCGCCAGCCTCATTTCCCTGCACGGCGACCGCCACGCCACGGCCGAGGGGAAGATTTGCCGCGCGGCCACCCTGGCCGACGCCCTGGCCAACGCGATCTGCGAGGGAACGGGCGTGGGCGGGTACACGCGCGCCGACTAGGGTTGCGGAATAGCGACCTGTTACACTACCGATATGGATAAGCTGAAGCTGAACGCAGAGAACGTCGCGGAGTTCGCCGCCAAGTTTGTTTCGGACGAGTTCCGCAGCTTTGTGGACGCCACCAAGGCGGCCCCGGACGAGGAAGCGGGCACGTTCGAGGTGGTTATTACCAGCGAGGACGTAGACCGCTACGGGGAGATTGTCGCCGCCGACGGCATCGACATCACCGCCTATATGCAGAATCCCGTGGTGCTGTGGGGCCACAGCCACTTTACGCTGCCGATCGGTATTTGCACCGACATTCGGCGCGAGGGCACCAAGACCATTGCCAAGGGCCGCTTCGCCCCGGAAGCCGCCAACCCGTTCGCGCAGCAAATTCGCCGCCTGTACGACGCGGGCATTGTGCGCGCCACCAGCATCGGCTTCATTGTGAAGAAAATGGTGGATAACGTTATCACCGAGTGCGAGCTTATCGAGTTCAGCTTTGTGAGCGTCCCCGCCAATCCGGCCGCGCTCAGCACCCTGGTGAAGTCGGGCGTGCAGCTGGACGAGGTGGCTATCCGCACCGTGTTCCAGTTCGCCACCAAGGACGCGCCCACGCCGGAGGAGGAAGCCGCCAAGGCCGAAGCCGAAGCGGCCGCCGCCGCGCAGGCCGAGGCTGACGCCGCCGCCGCTGCGGAGGCCCAGGCCGCGACCGACGCTGAGGCCGCTGCGGCCGCCGCTGGCGAGCAGCCTGCGCCGGAGGGCGAGAAGGCCGTTGCCCGTTCCAAGGCAATCGCGGAGGCGTTCGGGGGTGTGAAGGCCGCAATCGTCGCGTTAGAAGCCGCCATTGGCGAGCCGGAGCGTGACGAGGCCGCTTCTCCCGAGCGCTCGGCCGCAGAGAAATGGATCGCGGGGCACACCCTGTCCCAGCGCGCCGTTACCCTTATGGCCGAAGCGCTGCGTGAGTTCAAACTGACCCGCTAGCAGTTTACCTAGCGTTACCAAGCTAAAAGTTACTATGGACCCTGAAGCTCTCAAGAAAGCCGAGGCCCAGATTCGGGAGGTCGTCGATTCGACCGTTCGGACTGCCTTCGGTGAGGAGATCGGCAAGGAGCGCGCCGCCGTCATTGAGGCGGTGGTGAAGGAGCTGCGCCTGCAGCGCCTCGTTTCCGGCCGCGATATTACTGGCCTCGACGATGCGCAGAAAAAGGCGTTTATCGACGAGCTTCGCAACATTGCGAACAACAAGGCGGCCCTCCTGTCGAACAGCGACCAGGCTGGCGGCTACCTTGTCCCGCAGGAGGTTGCTTCCGGCATTCTCCGCATTGCGGAGACCGTCGGCCTCGTTGCCCGCGACGCCCGCCGCTGGGGTTCTGCGGACATCGAGATCCCGCTCTACACGGGCGCTGCCCTCCAGGGCGAGTTCGTGGGCGAGGACGGCGAAGGCGACGAGTCGAACGTCGAGTTCGAGCAGGCCAAGCTCGTTTCCAAGACGTGGATGGTTATCCTTCGCGTCGGCAACAAGCTGCTCGCCAAGGCCAACGTTGACCTTGCCGATTGGCTTATGTCGCTCGTCGCGGAAGGCCTCGCCTACCGCCTCGACCGCGAGGGCTTCGTCGGCGGCACGTTCGTTGGCTCCCCGTTCGTCGGCCTCCTCAACGACAATTCCGGCGTTGCGGCGCACACGATGACCGCTGGCAAGACCGGCTTCGAGGACTTCGATATCGTCGAGGCTTCGGACGTGATCGGCTCTATCCCGACCGCCGCCCTCCAGGGTGCCGCGTTCTACTTCAACCGCACCGTGTGGGCGAAGATTCGCAGCAAGAGCACCTCGGGCATCTTCGAGTTCGAGCAGACCAATATGCTTATGGCGCTCCGCAAGGAGACTGGCCTGCAGCCTGCTGGCGAGATTCTCGGCTACCCGGTCTACGTGACCGACGTTCTCCCGGCCTACTCGGCCTCCGCTATCAGCACCAAGTTCGGCGTGTTCGGCAACCTGTCGCTCGCGCTGTTCTACGGCGTTGACGGCCCGATGCAGATTATGAAGTCGGAGCACGCCACCGTTGGCGGCAAGTCGCTCCTCCGCGCGAACCAGGTCGCCTGGCGCTTCACGCAGGAGCTTGGCCTGGCCCCTGGCCTCACCGACGCGGCGGTTGCGATCAAGACCCCGGCTGCCTAATCGGCACGGCCTTATTACCAACTGACGTATAGGCTATGAGCCAGTACAAAGTAGCGACCGCCCTGCTGATCAAAGGCGAGAAGCACCGGGCTGGCGCGGTGGTGGAGCTGAGCGAGGCCGACGCGGCCCGCTACGGCACCGCCCTCGTGCCTGTCGCGGCTGCGGCCCCGGCGGCTCCGGCCCCGGAGGCCACGCCCGTAGAGAAGCTGACCAAGGCCCAGCTGGTGGCCGCGTGCGAGGCGAATGGCCTCTCGGCAGAAGGCACCAAGGCCGACCTCCTAGAGCGCCTGAAGCTCGCGGAGATTACCAACTTCACAGAAGAAAATGCGTAAGCTTTTCGACGGCATTAATCCGGTCTACGCGCTCGACGCCGAGGCGTACACCACCGACACGACTGGCACCGACGTGGTGGATTCCCAGGGCTACGGTGACGGTATGATCGTCGCGCTCTCCGGCGACGTGACCGGCACCGGCACGGACGTGTACACCGTCACTCTCAAGGAGTGCGACACGACCGACGGCACGTTCACCTCGACCGGGATCAGCGTTGCGTTCTCCGGCGCGAACCAGAGCAACCTGGTCAAGTCGGCCCGCGTCCCGGAACTGAACCTGGAGCGCAAGCGCTACCTGCGCGCCGACCTCACCTGCTCCGCTACCACGGTCGCGTGGGAGGGCGCGGTGGTCTTGCTCCTCGGGGAGAAGTTCCACGGCCCGGTCAACTCGGACTAGCCTCGTGCTACCTTAGCTGGGACGGGGCAACCCGCCCCCGCTAAAGGCAGCAGGAACCACTATGGCCATCGCACTCCTACCCTACGCGCTCACCACCGTTGCACGGGTGAAGTCGCGCCTGCAGATCACCAATACGAGCTTCGACGAATTCTTTATTGGCTGCATCAACGCGGCCAGCGTGACCGTGGAGCAGATTGCCGCGCGCCGCTTCCTGCGCACCACGTACACCAGCGAGCTGTACGACGGCAGCGACGAGTACGGCACCCGGCGCGACCTAATCGTGCTGCGGAACGCCCCGGTGGTGGCCACCCCCAGCATTCGCTACAAATCCGGCACCAACGCAAGCCCCAGCTGGGTGGACGTTTCCGTGGAGCAGTTCGACGTAGACCTCGTTTCCGGCCTGGTGTACCTGGATTCCCCGCTGCCGGGCGGCGTGCAGAACCTGCAGATTGACTACGTGGCGGGCTACAAAATCGACTTCACCAACTACGGCGCGGAGGCCAGCCACACCCTGCCCCCGGACATCACCGCCATTGTGGAGCGCGCCGTGGTGCGCGAGTTCAAGCGCCGCGATTCCGAGGGCCGCAGCAGCGAGAGCTTCAACGAGAGCAGCATCACCTGGAACGAAGACCTGTTTACCAAGGAGGAGCTGGCGGCCATTCGGAACTACCGCCGGGCTATCCTGTAGCCTATGGCCGTTTCGATCACCCTAGACGCGAAGGACATCGACCGCCTGCGCGCGAACGTTCGGCGCGCGCCGGGTCTGGTGCGGGAGTACGTTGCCAAGGCGGTGGTGGCCAGCGTTATCGCCGTGGAGAAGCAGGCCGTTGACCGTAACTTCCAGTTCAAGACGCCACGGCCGCTCAGAACGGGCTTCCTGCAGCGCAGCTGGGACTTCGGGCGGTTTATCCACCCGAGCGGCCTAATGGCCAGCGTGGGGCCAACGGCGCAGTACGCGCCCTTTGTGTACTTCGGCACCAGCCGGGGAATCCCGCCCAACCCGTTTATGGATCGAATCGCGCGCGCGGCCGAGGGCGACGTGGCGCGGCTGTTCGGGGAGGCTGCGGACGCGGTGGCCGCTAAAGTTGCTAAGCTGTAGCTATGGCCATTGCCGAAATCAAAGGGGTAATTAAGACCCACCTGGACACCCTGGTGACGGGCGGCACGCTCGCCTACGCCGAAAGCACCGACGGGCGGCACGACCCCCTGGCCGCCGACCACCCCAACTTCCCGGCCGCCTACCTTATGCCGCCGGGTATGGAGAGCCAGGTGCTGGACAACCGCTCTGTCCTGCGGACGTACACATTCGATATACTGCTGGTAGAGAACGCTGAGAACGTCCAGTCGGTCACGCAACTGGAAACGCTCGTGGAGGCCGTGATTGGGGAGTTCGATAACGACCCAACGCTCGGCGGCACGGCGCGCGGCGGGGTTCTCCCCGTCAGCTCGTCGCCACGGCCGTTCCAGCACGGCGGCAAAGACCTCGTTGCCATTTACGTGCAGATCGTGGCCAAGCAGGACGTATCGCTCTCGTTCTCCTAAACGTGGAAAAAGGAAACCCAAAGCCCAAGGCCGAGAAACCGAAAGTCGCTGACCGGGAGATTCACGCTGCCCCGTCCGACCGCCAGATTCTCAGCGACCGGGAGCGCCGCGCCGCCGAAAGCGACGGGCTGCAGACTTTCTTTTTCCCCAAGGAAAACCCCCCGGTAGCCGTGCGTGCGGCCAGCGCGGAGGAGGCCGCCCGCATTATCGCCGCTAACCACAAAACCCGTGACTAAGTTCATTGGCCGCCTCGCGGATATTGGCATTGCCAAGGAAGCGGTGCGCGGCACGGCCGAAACCGCCGCTACGTTCTACCTACCGAAAATGTCGATGTCTATCGACGACGGCATTATGCAGGTCGTAGACGAATCCAGCGTTGGCGTTATCGAAGATTCAACCGACGCCCAGGTGACGGGCAAGTTCGCCACGGGCGAGTTCGAGGGCAAGGTTGGCGACAAGTCGCTGGGCCTCCTCCTCCTCGGCGTGTTCGGCGCGGTCAGCACCACTGGCGGCGGCGAAACCTCCACCTACGTCCACAGCTACACCGTGGACGAGAGCGCCCAGCACGACAGCCTGACCCTGTTCCAGGACGACCCCAACCAGGACTACAAGTACGCCCTGGGAATGATCGACAGCTTCGACCTCGAAGTGGCCCTGGAGGAGTACTGCAAGGTGACGGTCGGCTTCCGCGCCAAGGCGGGCGAAACCGCCACGCTCACGCCCAGCTACACCGCCGAGAACAGCTTTCTGCCGCAGCACGCCACCCTGGCCTACGCGGCCAACCTCGCGGGCCTCAGCTCGCCCACTACGGTCAACGTGCGCAACATTCAGCTGAGCGTCGCCAAGAACGTCGAGGACGACCGACGCCTGGGCAGCACCGCCGCGACCGACATTCTCAACAAGCAGCTCAGCGTTGAGGGCAGCGTGGAGCTGGTCTTCGACGCCGAAACGTTCAAGACCCAAATGCTCGCGGACACCGCGCAGGCCATTCGGATCACCCTGGAGAACACGGACGTGACCATTGGCAGCACCCTGCACCCGAAGCTCGTTATCACGCTGGCCAAGGTGAAGTGGAGCGAGTTCACCCGCAACTACGAGAACGACGAGATCGTGACCGCCACCGCCAGCTTCAAGGCCCACTACAGCATTTCGGACTCGGCAATGATCACCGCCGCCCTCACCAACGCCCAGTCGAGCTACTAGACTGCCTGGCTCTACGCGCTACAATAGCGGTATGGGCAACACACAACGACCGCAGGCGCAGGTAGAGATTGGCGGCGTAACCTTCACGGCTCACGCATACGCGGTGGGCCGCGAGGCGTTGCGCGTGCAGGAGGCGACCGAGAGCGCCAAGAAGGAGGGCAAGTCGGACGCTATGGTGGGCAGCGACAGCACCAAGACGGCCTTCGAGGTGCTGCAGGTTGCGTGCAGCCACCCCGAGGCGGCGGGCAAGGTGGGCGGCGACCTCTACGAGTGGGTGCTGGACAACCTGCCCATTCCCGACACGGCCGCGCTCCTGGCGTTCGTCACCGAGCGCGTTTCGGGAAAAAACTAGTAGAGCGGGCCGTAAGCCGCTACAGCCTGGGCCGCCTTACGGACGAAATGCAGGCCGTCGTGGTCTGCGAGCGTTTCGGCTGGACTTACGACGAGTACCTTTCCCAGCCCGTCTTTTTTATGCGGCTCATTCGTGAAAAGATAGTATTGGACGCGAAGGCTGAAAAGCTCCGCGCCAAGCAAAACAAACGTGGCTAGTAGGGAAACCAAAATCTCCATTCTGATTGAGGCCCGAAACAAGGCCGAGGCGGCTTTCGCGTCCCTGGATTCGAACCTGAAGCAAGCCAGCGCGAGCGTAGAGAACCTCGGGAGCGCGATGCAGACCATTGGCACCGTGGGTGCCGTGGCCTTCGCGGCCTCGCCGCCGCCACGCTCAGTTTCGTGAAGGCGGGCGCGGACTTCGAGCAGACGCAGGTGGCATTCGCCACTATGATCGGCAGCGCCGAGAAGGCGAACGCGCTGCTGAAGGAAATGGCCAGCTTCGCCAGCCGCACCCCGTTCCAGCTTGCCGACCTGGAGAAAGCCACCAAGTCGCTGCTGGCCTACGGCGTGGCGGTGGACGACGTTATCCCGACGCTCACCACGCTGGGCGACATCGCCGCTGGCGTTGGTATGGACAAGCTGCCGCAGCTCATTCTGGCGTTCGGCCAGGTGAAGGCCGCTACCAAGCTCACCGGGGCCGAGCTTCGCCAGTTCACGGAGGCGGGCGTGCCGCTCCTAGAGGCGCTGGTAAACCAGTTCAACAAGACGGGCAAGGCTATGGGCGGCGTTTCGAACGCGGCCGGGCTAACCACCAAGCAGGTGGACAAGCTGGGGAAAGCCAACGCGGCGCTCGCGGAGAAAATTCGCAAGGCCGAGCTGCAGCTGGAGAAGCAGAACAATCGAATGAAGGAAATGCGCCGCAACAATAAGGACAGCGGTGCCAGCTACAAAAACCTGAAGCTCGACATCGAGGAAACCGAGCGCACCCTGGCGCTGCTCAACAGCCAGCTGGCCAGCGGCAACGGCACTATGGCGCTGGCGAACCAGCAGGTCATCAGCTTTGGCGAGAACGCCAGCTACACCGCCGCGCAGGTTATGGAAATGATCAGCAACGGCGAGGTGAGCTTTGCCGAGGTGCAGGCCGCGCTGCAGGGAATGACCAGCGAGGGCGGCAAATTCTTTGGTCTTATGGCCTCGCAGGCCACCACCCTCGGCGGCCTCTGGTCGAACCTGCAAGACCAGTTCACGCTGACCGCGCGTAGCATCGGCACGGAGCTGCTGCCCGTGGTGAAGCCGCTGGTGGTGCAGCTGATCGCCCTTATGGGCTGGGTGCAGGAGTTCGTGCGGGAGCACCCCAAGCTCACCGCCGCGCTGGTGCTGGCCGCCACCGCCTTCGCCGGAATCACCGCCGTGCTGCTGCCGCTCTCTATGGCGCTGCCCGGCCTCACCATTGCCTTTGCCGCGCTCACCCCGGTGCTGGCCGGGGCCAGCGTGGCCTCCCTGGGCGTCGCGGCCACCTTCCTCGGAATGGTGGCGCTCATTACCGCCGCCGTCGCCAGCCTATGGATCGTCTACCAGAACTGGGAAGACCTCTGGGGCGCGTTCAAGGTGGTGGTGGAAACCGTCGCCTACGGCATTGTGGGAATCTTCGAGTGGATGGGGAATTTCGTTATCGACGTAATCAACGGCCTCATTGACCAGGTGAACAAGCTGCTGAAAAAGCTGCAGAGCATTCCTATGATCGGGGACAAGTTCAGCGGCATTAAGGTGGAGAAGCTGTCGCGCCTCGACCTCACCAGCAGCTTCGACCCCGTGGGCAGCTACAGCGAGCTTATCGACAACGGCAAGAGCCGCAGCCTGGGCGAAATGCTCTCGGGTGCGGGGGAGGTGCCCGCCGACCAGTTCTACGGCCCGGTGCAGCCCGCGCAGGTTGCCGGGCCGCGCATCGAGCTGAAAAACAACGTCTTCCTCGACGCGAATTCCGCTAAGAAAATGGGCGACCTTATGATGCAGCAGCTGAAGCTCAGCAGCCCGATCTAGCCTATGGCGATAACGGTTTACATCGGGCCGGACGACCGCACCAGCAGCGTCGTTTTCAACAGCCTGCGGCGCATCGACAACATCAACCAGCAGGTTGACAACTGCTACTTTTCCGTGCGTAAGTACGGCGCGCTCACCTTCGTCCCCGCCGTGGGCGACGACGTGTACATCACGGACAGCGACGGGGACTTTTTCAGCGGGGTAATCGTGCGCGTGGAGGAGGAGGTCGAGGCGGGGCAAATCGTCACGTACAACGTCACCTGCAACGACATCAGCCACTACCTGAAGCGCCAAATCGTCACCGAGCGCTACGAGAATATGTCGGTGGACGCGATCATTGCCGACCTGTTGGCCACCTACGGCACGGGCTTCACCGGGAATAACGTGGAGGCCCCAATCGTGGTGGAGAGCGTCGCCTTCAACCGCATTTCGCTCGCGGAGGCGATCCAAAAGCTGGCCGACCTGCTCAGCTACGTGTGGTACGTGGACACGAACGCCGACCTGCACTTTATGGCCAAGAACGCCGAGCTGGCCCCATTCGAGCTGGGCGACGACCTGGGCAACCATATCTACGATTCACTCAGCATCACCGACGACATCACCCAGCTGCGCAACAGCGTGCTGGTGCAGGGCGGCACCACGGTGAGCGCCACCACCCGCACGGAGGAGTACGACGGCGACGGCAACCGCACCCAGTTCCCGCTGGTAAACAAGTTCGCCAGCCTGCCCACGGTGGTGGTGGATAGCGTGCCGCAGGTGGTGGGGGTCGAATTCCTCAACGACGACGCGGGCTACGACGTTATGTGGAACTACAACGAGAAGTACCTGCGCTTCACGGCGGGCAACACCCCCGGCGCGGGCACCGACAACGTGACGGTCACGGGCTACTACGAGTACCCAATCGTGGTGAGCGTGCCCGCCGAGGAGAGCATTGCCGAGTTCGGCGTGTACGAGTTCGCCATTACCGACAAGAGCATTTCAAGCCAGGACGAGGCTATCCGGCGCGCGCTGGCCGAGCTGCAGGCGTACCAGGAGCAGCTCAACGAGGGCAGCTTCCGCACGTACCGGGGCGGCCTGCGCAGCGGCCAGACGCTCACGATCAACAGCACCCAGCGCGGGCGCACCGACCTGAAGGTGGTGATCCAGACCGTCACGGCCGCTATGCGCGACCCCGAGGGGGAAAACTTCGAGTACGACGTGCGCTTCGCCACACTGCGCAGCATCGGCATTATCGAGTTCCTGCAGCGCCAGCTGCGCGACCGCGAGATTGTGCAGGACGATTCCGAAATCCTGTTGAATTTCAAGGTGCTTTCGGACACCATCGGGTTCAGCGACAGCCTGGCAACGCCCACGGCCACCACCGGGCCTTACTACTGGGGGTAGAATTCGCGTATGCCAATCGAAGTACTCCTAGTAGGCGGCGGCGGCGGTAGCCGCTACACCAGCACCCCAACGGGGCCGGAGAACAATGGCGGCGGCGGCGGCCAGGTGGTTATCCAGCCGGGGGTTGAGGTAGCCGTTGGCACGTACCCAATCGTGGTGGGCGGCGGCGGGGCGCGCAGCAACGGCGCGGCGGCCAGCGCCGTGAGGCCGAAGC